ATTACAAAACCGAAAATTGCAATTCTTGTCAGTTAGCATGAAAATTGCGAAAAACATGTTAGTCCTTTAGGACTCTGACTACTAAGTAGTTAATTAATTATAATAATTTTGATTAAAATAAAATAGAGCCCAAATGGACATAGTTTTGTTAATATACCCGTGTAATGTGGGTGATAAGTACTGAATAAAACCTAAAACTTAAATTGCACTTATCTCTAATACTTATCAATATAGAGTGAAATTTAATTTAAACCTAAAGAGTATGTAATTAAGTTTAATAAAGGAGTTTAAATTGCCCGATTAACGTTCACCAAAGGTGGAACACCAACGAGATACATAAATGAAAAATCGTCTCCAACAGCACGATAAAAGGAAAGATTTGTCTCTGCAGCAGTTCCTGTTCCAAAGCTATTTTTGGCTCTAGAACTTACAGTAATAATTGCTGGTGGAATATGACCTTTTAAAACGTTAGAAATTTCAATAGGTTTCTCCGTAGATGTATACAGAGTAGCTGGAGAAATATGAGAAACGTTATAATAAGGGGGTTCAACTTCTATCAATCCTTCAACATTAGTTGCAACTTCCACATTGGAGTTACCCATATTCAACATTGGCGAAGTTAAAGGAGTTGTTAATTGGACTGGAACACCGCCAGCCGTAAAACGATTTACCAAAGTGTTAAACGTGTCTTGAACACTAGTAAACAAACCAACAGTCCAAATATTATTTGAATTAGTAGGACCAGCAGCACGAGATGCAGCATTACTTGAATTATAAGTAGAAGCTTTAATACGCATGGAACCGCGCCAAAAAGCATATAAGAAATAATAATATTCAAACTGGCTTATAGACTTATCTGAAGTTGTATTTGAAACTGGTTCTTGAACAGAATAAGGAGCTATAATAACTGCTGGATTAGTGGGAGTAAGATTTGTAGTGAAGAAATGACCAAAACGCTTAACTAATTGTCTAACAGATAATATCTTTTCTCCAATACAATGTGCTTCAGGAGACCAATTAGATTGAATTGGATGTCCATCAATAGACATAGGGTGAATACCGTGTTGAGCTTCATTGCGTGGAACGGCTTCATTTTCTCCCATAATTTGTGCTACGATTTTATGATCTTGAGTGACTTCATTATTGTATTCATCATCGTGTTCCTGCTTTGCAATTTTATCTTGAGCAAGTGTGAAAGTTCCGCTATATGGAACATATGATGGACTAGTAGGACCAGCAAATGTTAAATCAGGCCCACCAGAAACTTCCACAATTGCATCAATAGATTGAAAAACATTATTAGCAGCAACTAATTGATTTAGAACTTCGACTCTCACAATACCAGTAACAGCATTGTACATCAAGCTATTATTTGGTCCCAACCAACTAGACTCAGGGCGTATTGAAAACATCCAGGGTCGCGTGGAGGGGTACGGTGCTGTAAATGCAACTTCGGTTGAAGTTCTCAAATCAACAATAATCTTTTGCGTACGAGATACATCTGGTACTCCAGTAGAAATTGCAGTATTGTAATAAAATGGTATAAAACTAATTCTTAATCTACCAGAATGGTATTGCGTCTTTACAAACTTAAATGTGTAAACTATCGAACCACGCCAATATGAAAATGCATTAGCAACATAACCCATGTGCGTACATCTAAATCTATCTTGTATCGTATCAGAAAAAGGTTTAATTTTAAAAGGGGTCACAAAATTATCCCAAAGAACTGTACTACTTTGATCAGTTGTAGACCAAGAAAATCTGTCCCAATAATTCGGTATAGACAGTATATGTGAAAAATCCATTTCATCAGCTGATGTTCCAGCTAAACCAGACTTAGTTTCAATTTCATTACAAGCTGAAAGAGCTAATTTGTGTGAAGTATCTGCTCCATCATAATTCGCCATTCTATTCTGACCACGCAATTTTGACTCACAAGGTAAACCTTGTGTCGTTGGTTTTGAAAAACCTAGCATTTTGAAAATATTTGAAGCTTCTGCCGAAATCCATGCTGGTCTCGTAAACATATTTCCCAAAATTGGAATTTTTGACATAGTGTTGAGTCCTTCAGAAATTTGACCAATACCAGTACTTATAGTACCACTATCTTTCATTTGTTTTATTTCCGAAGCAACTTGAGCGAAAATCTTGTCTGGTGGCCTTTGGTACGCCTTAGAACTCCATAATTTTCTAAATTCTTTTTCGGAATAATTCCCTTCACTTATTTGTTGTCCAATACTAGCAAAATTAGGTTGATTACCTGTGTATATATTAGCACCTGTAGGATATTGAATGTCAACATCTTCCAAGTGCGCCCATACCGTATATTCAACTGAACCTGTACCAGTAACTTGATCTCTCAATTGACTATAAACAACCAAGTATATAGAACCAAAAGAACCTTGACCTGTAATTAAGTTGTAGTATCCATGAGGTGATGCATAAGGTATATCCATTTGTACTTCTGTACCTACACTTAAATCCAAATCTGTTCTCGGACAACCAGATCTGCCTTGTAAAGTAGCATTAGTTAACGCAACTCTATTTGGCATATACTGTGCATAAGGAAAATATTGTAGCATTAAACGCCCTTGTTGAAAAGGTTGGGAGTTTACTTGAACTTGAATCACCAACTTAGCACGAAGACCAACGAAACCACGTAACTTCTCTTGATACATAGTATTTGAAATTAAAATTTCTGGAAAATTTGCAGTAAACAATTGTGTTTCAGCAGGTGTGTTCGAAGACCATGAACCATTATGTATAATAATGGGTCTTTTAAGAAAATCTTTAATTGTATGAATTCTATCTTCTCGAGTCATCATAGCTAAATAATCAGTTGACAAATCGACAATGTCAGGGACAGCAGTAGTCGTGGGAATAACACCTTCACTAGCAAAGTGTACAATTTCTTTTTGTTGAGAGGATATCTTTCTATCCTCATTTTCAATTTCTGAATTATTATTTTGAAACGTAGCAGGTAAGTATCTTAAATAATATGACTACCTAATCTATATTATTGCATAGAGGGTACCCTGGATATTGTGGGGCTGCCACTAGGCATCCTGGGCGGTAAAGTTAAATAACTAACCTAGTTATTAAAATAGCAGTACTTTCTTCTTAGCTTAACCTCTAAAATTTGTATAAGAAAGCAAGTTCACATTTTAACCTTAAAATTCGTAGATTTCATCTGCAAGAAGTTTTACATCATGCAAATATTGTTCGTATGTGAGGATTTGTGGTATAGCAGGTAAATCTTCTACGCACTGCATAATACCTTTTCGCAACTTATCATACTCCTCACGACCATGATAAACAATTTCACGGAAAGCCGTCTCGATGTTTGTCATAAGAATGACATTTGGATCTATCGTATTTCTAGTCCAATTTAACATCTCGTAAATGACCTCGATTTTAAGTGGAGCAACTGTTCTCTGTAACTCAGGACTAAATTTGAAACCACGCTTCAAAAAGAGCACATCTTCAAGCTTACGAGTTTTGACAATCGCACCAGATTTCGCTTCATCTGTGTACTCGTGTTTCATTCCTCTCATTATTTCACTAATTGATTCTTGATTGAAGAACTCCACTGCTTCTCCAGCAATATTGAGTACATTGTCGTCTCCATAAGCAATCATTGAAACATACTTTCGGAAACACTTCATTGATTTCCACTTCGGATTTCGTTCGTTCATAATTCTAATCCAAGCAATACGCATAATGCTAGAGTTATACAAGCAATTAATTATGACTGTAAATGGATTGCCAGACGGTTGTGAATGGGTCCACATGTACACATTATCACCGAAAATATGTACTGAATGAACTAGATGTGACCACAAGCCTAAACATATTTTGAGAACATCATTTCCTTCTTCAGTAGAAAAATCATTAAATTGTTCTAACCACACGACGAATATGTCCCAAAAGATTGCCCACAAAACTTGCGCAGATAAAGAACCATCAAAATTACTGAAATCACCGGCAATAACTTGTTTACCACGAGATTTCATGCGTTTTGCTATGCGCTCCCAATCAATAGAATATGGATTGGTACCTACAGCAACTTCATTATCAATTCTGTTGTGCATCAACCACGCTGAAAAAGGTAAAAAATACTTCCGAAAAGCTATTACGAAGTGTTGTGGACCTGCGGAGAAAACTCGGGTTTTTCCTGCATCAACTTTCTCATTGTCTCTACGCTCATCTTTCAATGTATCAATAAATAATACATCAGAGATTTTGCCGCGTCGACAATCTTCGATTAACTTTTCCACATCAGTTCGCAACTGTCTTGCTTCAGGACTTTCAAATTCATATTTTTCGCCAGAGCCCATCCATTTTGTCTTTCCAGGGAATCCTTTGGAATTTTGATTATACGGAAAACCAGGAGATGTTCTTCTAGCTACACCATTCATCATAGCATCACCTTCTACTCCGGCTACAGCTTCTTCATAAGACAAAATACGTTGATAAGATTTGCGACAAAGAGATGAATCATATTGTGTCAACACTACTTGAGAAACATCTTGAACTGCCGAATGTATTTCTTCTTCATTCAATACTGCTGTTTCAACTCCGCACTTCTTCAATCCTTTCATTAATGGATCATGTAAAATTCCATCGATTTTTGTTGGTTTCAAAATAGCTGGACGCATTGTTGGTTTTGTTAATTTACCCTGAATACAAGAGGGTACAATTGAAGACTTTGTTGCTTGACCTACTCTTTGTTTTGATTTACCCAAAGGACAAAATAATCCCTCTGGTACTTCAATATCAACTGTAGAGTCAACATCTTTTGGAATTTCATAATAAAATTGTGCACTGATATTTTTATAATCAACGCCCAAAAGTATTTCAAGTCCTTCAATGATAGCTTCTTGAGTTAATGGACAGGCATAACCATAAGATTCATTAGTTCCTGCAATATGCATCCCAATCAATTTTCTCTCGATACGATGGTTGTACACTCCTATTATTGAACCACAATCACCAACTTGCGTAGGTGCATTGTACTCATAACAGTCTCTTTGGGTATAAGATTCCTCCTCATACTCAAATCCAGGTTCTTTAGCTAACCAAATGGTAATCGGCACATCAAGCGGTCTTATTTTAGAAACCCATTGGTAGACTCTACATAAATCACTTCTATAGATTCCAGTTTCATGAAACGTAGCATACGTTCCGCTAAAATTACCAACCAATTTCCCTTGATCTTGCACTTTTGCAAAGTGTCTAATTAAATCACGATGTATATGACATGGTTGAGAGTGTAAGTTCACAAGTAAACAATCTCTCATTTCACCATTCTTGTGTTTCAATTGTACGCAATTCTTCGTCAATGTAAAACCATTCTCTCCAAACTTCATTATGTGAGACAATGGCATCTTTATTATGTCCTCTCGATGGGCTTGGGAAAAGAGTATTTCTGTTTCTGGCAATAATCTTCTTGCATAAAAAGCATGTAAGAAATGATATGGAATCAAGAAAGTCCAACCACGTACAAACGTACAATTTCCAAATGGTTTCCTAACATCCCCCTTCATATAAGAGAGACGATACGTACTTTTCTGAAGTACATCACATATAAGTTGATGTGCCGCCATATCATTACAACCCTGAGATTCAATTTTGTCAAGCAAGTCTTTCTCAATTCCCTCCACGACTTTCTTTGGGTTCTTGGGGGTTTTGGGATCTCCAGAAACTCCAACTTCTACTCTGCGTTGTTGTGCTTTTGGTGTTTTATCATCACCTGATGTACCCACTTCTACAAACCTCCCGGTTTGCTTATTAGTCTTATCATCACCAGAAACGCCAACTTCCGCAGTAGTCTCTAACATCGAGGTTTCGAACCACTTGTACATCGCAAATGCCGACAATGCGACACCAACAAATCCAAGAAGAGATAAATACGGATGTTCTTTTAACACTTTAAGTGCTTCGTCTTTCCATTTCTTTAATAATGACGAAGTTTTCTCCAAACAAGTATCAATTCTCTGCTTAAACTTGTCCCAAATTGTAAGGGGTCTTTGATTCTTGAACATAATATATTCACCATACAATTCTTCATCCAATGCATAATCACTCTCAATAGAAATAAGATCTTGACCTTCTTTAAATCTTCGAGTCATATCATTAACGAACCAATCATAATCATGCAAATCATAAAACATATCATCTGGAGCTACTTGAGCTCTTATTTTATGTTTTCGATCTCTACGTGACGTTGATGGTGAAGCAGTAGGTGTTTCATCGCAGGGCGCAAGATTTTCAAAAACTTCTTCCACCTGTTCAATCGGCAAATTTTGTTGCACTAAGGGCACTTCTTCACGGGTTGCATACTCTTCCAAAAATCCAAGCTTCTTGAGAGAATCTTCTTTTTGGGATTTCCACTCACCGCAAACAAGAGCAGCAAAGTTGTTATAATTTAATGGTCTTCCAACTTCAATCCACTTATTTTCTGCTCCTTCATCTCGGATAATTTTTTGAAATTCATAAACGTTCAAATCAATAGCTTTGTCTTTACTCAACTTGGATTTATCCAACTTCCTGTAATAGGTATCAGACTTCTTCTTTGGAACAATAATTGAGTATTCCAACTTGGGACGCACTTTGAATGCAAACTCTCCAATCCTATTGTAAAATGCATCTGGAAATGTAATCGACTCAAGTTTAACGTTACAATCATTAGTTGTGTACACTACCAATTCAGCTGCGGAAAATGTATTTTTATCATGAAGAGCAGCCATGTGTAAATGTTGAGGAAACGTATTGCACAAGCGAATAACTTCAAATACTTCGGGATTTGGTGATGTTTTATCATCTTTTCGTTGAAAAGCGTCATCGTAAATGACTATCTTCTGACCTTTATAGCCATCCCAGTATTCAGTTTCAACTTGTCTGCCATACACTTGATGATGAAAATCTTGTTTCTTCATCAAGCCCATTGTTCTCAACACATCAATACACAAAGGATAAACCATTTCTGTTTTACCAACTCCTGATTCTCCAATAAGCCAAACACAGATTGGACGCATTCTTGGTCCTCCTCCTTTGACTGGTGAGCAAGCAACATATTGATAAAGTTCTCGAGCTGGCAATAAAGTAGTTGAAACTAATCTTGCCATTTCACGATCCAATAATGTATCTTGTTGATACTGAACACCACGTTTATAAAGTTCTTCAACTTTATTTGCAACCGTAATATCAGTATCAATTTTATTTCTTTGTTCCAGATCGAGATATTTGCGCACTTCAGCTGCCCACTCATGAATTTCAGTGTAAACACCATTTGCACGAGACAACTCTTCTTTAGTCTTACCTAACACTATCATTTTAAGCTGATCGTTAGCTAAATTGAAGTACTCTGAACAATAATCCACTATCTTTTGTGATCCTTGCAAAGCTTTTGGTATACGATCCAATCGTGAAATATAAGAATCCCAATCTTGCTTTCCCGGGATTTTCTTGATGCAAACAAAAGCCAACACAGCAAATATTAATTTACCACATGTTTGATAATAAGGGTGATAAATCACCTCTTCCATTGTTTCGTGTGCATTCTCTGCCGAAACAAACTTTGCTTTTGCCTCGTGTACCAAACTTATTATAGTTTCATCAAAACCATAAAATTTCAATATAAAAATCAAAACAATTGCAAGAGCTGTTTTATAATGTTTCCATACCATCATTAAGCGCACGATGAGACACACAAGCACTATCTTAATCAAATCATCTTTCATAGAAGCGACTTTCTCAGTGGAATCCAATACCATTGCTTGAACATTACTTTGAATTACCGGTAAACTATTTTCGAGAAAATTACAGATGCGCGTTAAATTCGCATTAACTTCTCCTGCAGATTCCTTAATGCCAAAAACTTGTGCATAAATCTTTTTGTGTTTGATAGCTAGTCGCAAATCCTTGATCAATTTCTTGATCTTCTGATCTTTCTTTTCCAATGCTTTTTCCAATCTTACAGTTCTTGGGTCGTTGTAGCGATACTGTAAGGGACGCGATTGTATTGGACCAGGATTCGTTTCCACATCCCCGGATAACATTAATAATCGTTCAATTATATTCCATTCGGACCAAGTGTCCATATTATCGAATATATTTCGAAAACGAAATGGTAAATGAAACATAGCTGCTTCATGTATTTCATCCCAGATTATTTTTGATGCAAATTTGAAAAATTTGGCATCCGTCGGTTGAAATAAGAGCGGTGCGAAGTCGTAATCTACACCTCCATTGAAGTCCCAACATTTAATGTCAGCAACAAATTCAACAAAGTCAGGAATGTCTTTGCCAAAATAAAAAATACCCACACAGGTGAAAAGCTGGTGGACATCATCCTGAATAACTAGGATGGGAGTTTTTCTTTCGTCTACTTCATTCTTTTTAATCATCTTCACTTTGTAAAAACCGGTTACTTTTACTTGCTAAACCATGTTAACATGATTTAAAGCTTTCATTTCGCCAAATATTTATTTCGCTACGACGAAGACCCTATGTTAGGGATATGTGCATCTGTAACTAAACGCCAGTGCCGTACTTCGAAGGATTAATTACTGGAACTCACATATCAAGTGAGTTTCCTACTAAAGTTCATAGTATGAACAAAGATACGTGTTGGTAAACGCCATAATACATATCTAACATGCGCTGTCCTAGTACGCAACTAGTAATACCTCAGACACCAGTTCATAAAATGAATCAGTCTTCTTCTCTTAATTTACTTAATAACTAAATGGAAACCAAAGCATTCGCTGCCCTAAAATAGAACCTATAAAGAATATCTAAGTAGTCTCACGAATACCATTAACCGGCGGGTAAAATCCGGGGTCTGAATAATTATCTTTTATGCCCTAATTAAACGAAAGGCAACAACTAATTTGTCTGTAACAGAGTCCCTAGTTGTAGGGGCCATGATGTGTATGATTTTAAATCATA